GTTTGGCAGATATGGCATAAATTCCCATATTTATCCAGAACCTGTTTCTCAGAGTAAGGAGCATGTTCATTGTTTCTTTTTAAAGCTTCACGCTTTCTATTTTTCTTTCTTCCCCATTCTTTTACTTTCTCTGGGTTGGATTTTTTATATTTTTGCTCATGAACCACTCTTTTATCTCTATTATCTTTATCATATTTTTTGCTGGTTTGTCTACTTTTTTCTGGATTTGCTCTATGGTAGGCAGCATTATAAATAGACCTACATGGCTTGCAATAGGTATCATTTATTGATTCAGCAACCTTGCATGAACTACAAATTCTCATCAAACCGCCCCGCCTTTATAGATGAATATCGTTTACTGGTTCTTTTGACCAATGTACGTAGGATCTAATATATACCGCTCCATAGGCAAGAGCTGCCAATATGAATCCGTATTGCTTTGTGGTTATGGCATATATCATCCATAGGCACTCATTTACCAGTAATACAAGCCATGCCCATATAACCTTGCGTCCTACAAAGAATGTCCCTGTGACTCCAATAGCTGCTAGGATATACGACCAATACATTACTTACAACTCATGCAGTAGTATGGAGCACGAAGCTGCTCTGGGTGGACATAACCTGTTCGAGCACATTTGTAGCATGTAGCTTTAATTAGATCAGATTGCTCGATCTGAAAGCCAAACTCTCTTGTATAGTATAGTTTAGTTGCATACCATGTGATTAGTATAGCTAGTATTGTTATCATTATTAGGCCTCCCCGCCCCGTTCTTTATCCCAGTATGGGATCCCGTTTTCATCAAAATCAGATCCTAATCTGTCAAGGACTTCTTGCATAAATGGATCTGTTTTTAGTGATTCTATGATGGGCTGCATGTCATCATCCATAGCACCACAATTAGCACATGTTACTTGACCATCAAGGTCTAGTTGATAGTCACATCCATATTTAGTACAAAGGGCATCGCTCATATAGTAATTATACTATATGGATGTAGTTTCAGTCAACTGCTTTAGCTCATAATTATTATCTTTAGTAAACCACATAGGAATAGAATATCTATCTTCATTTATAACCTTTACTTCATGAAAAGAATTAATGTCTGTTGATTTAAATATAACTAAGTCGCCAAGGCTTGGCATAATCTTTAAATTAAGTAATGGAAACTCTAATGGACCAGACTTACTGGTAGTATTTAAATATAGCAGAACACTGTAGGCATAGTGATTATTTGCTCCATTTTCTGTATCTATGTGACCATGTACCTGAGCCCCAGGGATCTGTTTTGCTAGCCAAAGAGATGCAAGATATAAGTCCTCGGTCTCTTGAAATTCATCCCTTATAGAGTTTACTGAAAGATTAATGACTTTTTTTATTTGATCTTGTATATCATCAATACCATCAAGAATCATTGCTGATTTTTCTTTGTTATGGTTGTCTTTGCCAAACATTTTTGTAAATCTAAGCTTCTTTGTACCAGTAGTAAAAGAGTCTTGATGCTTGTTTATGTAATCAATTATAACTTGAGCATCTTCAGGGCTTATACAGTTTTTTAATATCTTAATGTCATCCATTAGGTCTGTACCCCTTATAGAACCCAGGAGTAAGTAGTCCAATTAGTTCTTCCTCATCAATTAGATCCTCGGAAGATAGGTGTAGATGAAAGTGTCTAAAGTATTCCCCTTGCCATTTCGTCTTTTTAGATGATATTGTCATATGAGTTTCTTTTAAAGAAGAGCTTTCCCGAGTTATAAAGTGACCTGCTAAAAACATATCTTTAAGTAAATCAGGATGGTCTAAGATATGTGCGTTTTCAATATGATCAATTGGTATGAATAATAAATGCAACCTATTATCAGGCGCTGAGTCATGAACAATTACGAACTGATCGTCTTCGTATAAATTTTTACTTAGTTTATGAAAATCTCTTAGCTCTAATGGTATTTCTTCAAGCGATTGAATAGATTCAATTTTGTTAAAGATGCCATGCTCTTTTCCTTTGGCAATAGCAATACCTTTTGAATAATGAAAGCGCCAATCTCTTGGGCACATGTAGCAAGTCATAATGTATCTAATATCCTTTACGTCAGGTACTGACAATTTTGTCTCTACCGCCGAACTTTTTCACTAATTGGGGCCTATATTATGAAGATAAACCTTTAAATGAATGACATGCACATACTCCTACTATTTTGTACGAGTCTTTTTCTACTTCTGCTAAATCATTGTATTTAGCTACAGCCTGACAGTAATAACATGTTTCTGTTACCTCTGTTACTTCTAGATAGGCTTCAAGATTATCTAGTATGCCCATTTAGTCTACCTTTGGGTTAAATATTCCTGCCCAAGAAGTAGTTGGCTCTTCTGGAAGTCCTGTTGCTTTATTAATTGGAACACAATTAGGAACTTTCTTTCCGCCCTTGTCTTTCATGCCCACCTGCTTGTAACCAGACCAGCATGCCTTTTCCATGTTATTCCATTTGTCTACATGCTCATCATCTGAGATGTATGTCTTTGAGATCTCTTCATCGTTCAATTCAATGTTATCCATATCTATATTGTATCATAAAGGGTGTCAACGGAGTTGACCGAATTGTCTCTACCGTCGCGGATTTCACTTTTTTGGACCTCATTTTCATGATATTGTAAATGAAAATCCATTAAATTATAGGTTACCGCACAGAAACATATCTGGCAATGTGTAAGCCATTGAGACTTATCTTCCCACTTTTTATTCATAAGCTTCAGGTGAAGGAATCGGACCTTCATTATCAGTTTCGGAAACCGCTCTACGACCATTATAGGAACCTGAAATATTCTTAGGAATAATTCGCTTAATTTCGTAGTAACAGATTGGGCATTCTCCGATGTGCAACCAATTACCTGAATCTAAGATAACCATTTCGGTTAACCTTCCTTCTACATTCTTATTACAAGGAACGCAGAAAGCACTCAACATTACTGTCAATTAGCATCCGCTTCACGGAGCCATTGATCTTCCCATAGTCCAATTAAAGAACTATTTCCAATATCATCAAAATAATATTTGTTTTTAACTGGGCTGTACGTCCAACCATACCACATATCGCCTTCCATCCAAGAAAGAGATCCTGTTTTCATTCCTTCTGGATCATTCATTATTGAGTCTAGGTGGTCATACATATGTACTTCTTCAAATATAGCTTTTCTTAGTGGATCCCACCTAAATATTTTACTTACTAACCAATCAATTATCATTTTGAAATAAGTCTCATCTGTTCCATAATCAATGCTTGTTTTCTTTCAAATGCACTAGATTGTGGCTTAGATGCAAGCCTTTTTAGATTCTTTTTTTGTCGTTTCATTCCAGACTGGGATTTTGCCACATTATTTTTTTTCATATATTTAGTATACTATATTTATAAAGGTGCGTCAATAGCAGACTTGTGCATAAGCACTTCGTTATAGCATTCTAAAGCTGTTTCATATGCGTGTGAATTTAAAATTAATTCATCATACATTAAATAGTCTTTATGTATACTGGATGAGGGTATATGCGGATTATTTTCACGATCTGAGTAAACCTTAACGTCTCCCTGGACCACATTTGAACCTAAAGTTTTCAATACATAATTAACTGTATTTAATGGATTAAAACTTAGATCATTAAAATCAATAATAGTTTTATTTTTGCCTTTTAATATTGATTTATAAAATAAAATATAATGTGCTAACTTTACATCAATTTGTTTTTCAGGTATATGATGTTCTGGATAAGCGTTTAAATGTAGATTCATAACATATTCAGACCTAATTGTTTCTAGTGGCGGTCTTATTACAACAACATACATTCCCCGATAATCTGAGTTTATTAGTTCGTGCTGGTATTCTATTGTGCCAAAATGCATAGGCATAGCCTGATCTAGATTATGAACTAAAAAATTGTATCCGCTTCTTGGATAAGAAGATATGCGAAAATCAATCATTTTTTATTTTTTATTAAATCTGCTGCTTCTGTAAATCCGTTGGCTTCAAGCTCTTTAATAATTGCACTTGAAACATTTTGAACTACTTTTTGTACTGTCTTATGTGTACCGTTACATGCTGGGTATGCTGTTGAGTATCCGCATTTACAATCTGCCATTTTTATCTCTTTCTATTTTACTAATCGACGTATCTGTCTTTTAGTCTTTTCCATCTACCATATATATTTGGGGTTTCTGCCCCAATATATTCTTGGCCTGTCTCTAAATCTATTAAAAGCCATTTGCCAGGAGACTTTGTATGTATAGTTAAATCTACCGCTTTGTCAAACTCCTTGACTTCTGCCCCTTGATACATTTTGGGTAAAAATGTATAAACATTATTAAGAAGTTTTCTCATTATACTATTATACTATAGAGCTATCTTCTATTCTATCTATAGCATCATCAATTGATGTAGTGTGTTCTTTTGTACAATTCCCACATTCTCTACAAATTAGTATGGCTCCCTATCATATTTTTTATCCCCTATTAATTCTTCTGGGATTATGTCTACCATTAAATGCACACGATCTGTTTCACCAAAATTATATACCCCGTGAAGAAGCTTGTTATTAACCCTCCATGAATCACCAATCTCCATGTTTGCATACATATTATCTACACTAAACAATGTTTTTTCATTAGTAAGTATTGGTATGTGAAAGCGTCTTATAAGGTGAGTATACAAGGCTTTATCATAATGTGGAGTAACTAATTGCATGGCTGGTAAGCTTACTAAAGTAGCTCTGCCAACCCTTCCATTGTTAGTTTTTTCTAAATCTTTTATAATAGGATCTATTAATTCCCATAGTTCATTATTTTTACATAAAAATGAAGGTGAATATTCTTCTCCTGGAACCCAATCTAGAGGGTACCATGTTAGGTGATATGAAAATGTTCTCCAGTGATGAATTGCTCCATCTTGACGTGAAGTATCCTCTAGCCATTCTGAAGTAAATTTAGATACAATATCAGAAATTTTAGAAACATCGTAATGTCCTTCTTTAATTAATTTAAAGTCTTCCATGTAATATTCTTTAAAATCTTCTATGTAAAGACCTTCTTTATTTGGCTTAAACTCTGGCATTACTTTCTGCCCCATTTAACTTTATTCCAACCACGCTCATGGAAATAATAAAGGATTGTCTTTGTAAATACCTCAAAACTTGCTATTGCCCCTGCGGTAACTGGCTCTTTGGTTATTGCCCAAGATATGACAAATGTGTCTGCCGTTCCAATGATACGCCAAGTGATTGCTTTTAGTGCTGATCTTTGTTTAGTTACTTTCATGATGGCCACTCCATATTATTATTTTTAGTGATCCAGTTCCAGACTTTAGATACCCATCTCTTTACGTTTTTGCGTAGCCGAAATAGCATGAATGTCTGCCCCCAAATCTACTTGCTCTATCTTATAACCTACATCACGACCATATACAATGTTAGTAATGTTGGGTAATCTTAATACTAATGCCCCATCCATAAATTCATCTTTGGCAATATATTCTTTTACTTGATCAAACTTAAGTGGGTCTTTCTCGCTTGTATTATATGTATTACGTACACCAAGAAGAACTTGATCTGTTCTCTTTCCCGCCTCTTTATAAAGTGCGTGATGTCCTTCATGCCAAGGCTGATATCTTCCAAGCATTAATGTTGTTGGGGCAGACCAATCATGTAGATTAAAATACTTAATGATTACTGTTGCCTTTTGTTCGGCGTCTAGTCGGTGGTCTTCAAATGTTGCATCAAAAATTTCAGGACGCTCAAACATTTTATTAGTATCTTCAAATCTACCTTCTTCAATAGTATCCATAAAAATAAGAATATCTGGCTTACCAAATGCTACACGAGTTAGTTCAGTTGGACATACAAAATCAACTATAACTGGAGCGACGCCTTGCTTGGCAATTAGTCTTGCCATTTCTCCCATGCGTCGTGCTTGTTCTAGGCGATCCTCTGGAGCAAATCCAAGGTCTGAGTTTACTGTTGCACGAACTTCATCTGCGTTTAAATGAATTGCATTAATTCTTTCTTTAAGCGCCTTCGCTAATTCTGTTTTTCCAGATCCTGGGAGGCCGATTACCTGAATAATCAATTGAGTTAAACCTTTTTTCTGTTACTCTTTTTTGGAGGCTTAGGAATTAAGCTCGTCTCTCTTCTAATACCATGTTTGTTTGTATCTATTTTTACACCTTGTCTTGGATACCTTTTAGGCGTTTCTCTGCTTGTAATAGCACCAGCAGGTGCACCAGCATTCGCTGGTGGCACCATGCCAGTACCATCTTCTTTTTTGAAACTATTACTCATTTATAAATTGTCTTGTCTGCTCTGGTGTTGAAACCATGCCTAGCGTTAAGCCTGATTCACCATCTCGTGAAACGTCTATAATGGTAACTGGAGTTACTCCTAGGGTGCTTCCCGTTGTTTCGCATCCGCATTCATAACACATTAGTTGCAGTTCTCACAATCTTTAACATCACAATCAGCTTCGCCTCTTGTGTCTCTTGTACACTCTGCGCCAGATTTTGCTGGGGCTGGTGCGGGAGTAGGTGCTACTGGCTTTACAGCCTCAGCGATAGCTGCTTCCATTGATGGAGCAGTTACTTCTTCTTTATCAAATAGATCCATTTTTACTTTGGGCCTTGTGCTGATGGCTGGTTAGATACATCTGATGCAGGGAATGCTGCTGATGGGTCGGCAGCGTACTGCTCTCCAATTGTGTGCTGTACTGCTGGCTTTACTTCGTTAAATCCTGTTAAGTTTAATCCGTCTGACATTTTATTTCTCCTATAGGTTACTTATTTAAGTGGGACTAGTATTCCACTCATGACTCTATTATAGCATTATTGTTATTTAGTTGACTGGTTCAGCTTTTATATAGGTTTTGATAGCAATCAGAGCACATGTCTATAATCCCAGATTCTGGCAAAGAGCCTATCCTGGAGGCCTTGTTGGTGCAGCCTTTAATTTCACAAATGTTACCTAGCATCTTGTCCTTCGTTTAAAAAATATTCTGGCACCGATGGAATGTGGTGGGGCCCAGACAAATCTATTCTGGTCTGTTTATGGAAATCAAAATTGATATAATTTTGATATCTTTCAACAGAATCTTTGTTACTGTTTAGATAATTAACAAAATTATGTGCTGTTTGCTCTTGGCATAGATCCCAATTAATTAAATCCGAAATTGATTTTCTTCTGGGAACTGGCGATTCGCTTTCATTTTGATATAAATGAGCTGCTGGGACTTTACTTGATGGGTATACCAAACAAAATCCATTATTGAACAAATCAATTGTTTGTAATATTTCTTCTTCATAAAATATTGCTTCTTTAAACAAGCCAGTATGATTTATAAACTCTTTATTGCCAAAAGAAAGGTTTGCATTAAATTTAATTGAGGGATAATATTTTTTTTGCGATATATTTCTCATATCTTCTGCGCCACATAACTGCCAAATTGGTATTACTTCCCCATAATAATTACTTTTAGCTTGCTTTTCTTTTGGTGCAACATCAAAAAAACAGTAATGTGCATTAAAATTAGAATTAGGCAACCCATTTTCATCATAAGTATATCTATCTAAATAACATGTAAGTATTGTTTTGTTGTTTTTTGTTAAAGAAATAGATTCATCCAGCATAGATATAAAAATATTATCCCAGTTATAATCTAAAAATGTATGTGGGTCTATCTGCAGCATGTAGTCTTCGTCTTTGTATCCAAGCATTGCCAAACTTCTACCAGGCCCTACTCCCATATTTTTGATTAAAGGTGCGTGGATCTGGTAGGTGATTTTAACGTGAGGGTAAGCATTATGTATTTCATTAATAGATTCATCAAATCCGTTTAAATGTTCTGGCATTCCAACAATAGAAGCATGTATATGAATATTGTTTTCTTTGGAACTTTTTTCAGACAATCCTTTTATTGTAAACATTAAATCAAGATCATAGTATAAAACTGCCAGTGGAACGTATATTGATTTAAGCATTATTACTTGCTACCGCTTGCCTTTTGTCCTCTGTAACCCGTTTTTTTCTTATTCATAGATCCTGGCTTTTTATAACCAGCCCCGTTTGGAGTTGCTGCAATTCTTTGCGCTAAAGCTTTTTTAATTTTATCGTTGTGCTTTCCCATTATTTAACCTTACCGCCAAACTTTGACCAAGCTCTTTCGTGTAAGAAAAATCCAATCATTTCGCATGCTGTATATATGATTGCAAATGTACCAGCGTATTCCCAATGGGCTTCGCCAGTTATAGCCTTTTCAAAAAAATAGACTAATGTGCCAACAAATCCAATATGAACCGCTGGCCAAGTAATTGATTTATACAAACTTCTTTTATTAGATTCCATAACACCATTCTATCATTTATATATTAAAGGGGCAAGACCAAAGTCTTGCCCCTTTAATAGAAGATTTACTTCTTTAGTGCTACCTTTAGCTTAGGGAACTTCTTGTTCCACTTAGTTGCAAGTGCATTGTATTCCGCCTTGTATGTAGCCTTAGCAAGATCTGCTGCTGCCTGTGCTGTTACTGTTGCTGCCTTTGCTGTTGCAGTTGCAGAATCTGATGCTGCCTTATCGGCTGCACGTCCTGCCTTCTCTGCTGCAAGTGCTGCATTAGCAACTGCTAGTGCTGAGTTAGCAACTGCGAGTTCTGCGTTCTTTGCTGCAAGTTCCCCTGCAAGATCACGAACTGCTACTGTTGCAACTACAGAGCCAATTGGCGCTGTTAGACCTGTTACGGCTGTCGCTACTGTTGCGTATGCTGTAACAACTACTGAACCTGAAGCAGGAAGTGTTACAGTCTGCTCCTTTGTTCCTAGTGTTGCTACTGCTGTATCTGTTGTAAGCGCTGTTGCAGTTGCTGCACCATTTGAGCTTACTAGAGTATTAATTGTTGCTCCACCCTTTACGTTACCGAATACATCGTATCCTGTTACTTTAAGAGTTGCAATTGTTCCCGCTGCTCCAGATGCTGGTGCGGTGATAGCGATTGAGTTCAAAGCACCTGCGGTACCTTGTACATAGTAAACTGTTGTAGTTCCAGCACGAGTAATTGCTACTGTTCCTACTGCTGTACTTTTAGTATATACATAAAAGTCTGCTGAGTTTCCAGTTCCTGTTGAAACTGAAAGTGTTGAAGATCCGCTTGATGCGGTAACTGGTGCTGCTGATGTTGCTAGCGCAGAAACAATTGTTGCATTAGTTGCAACTGCTGTTACTGCTGTTCCAGTGTCTACGCCTGTTACGGCAATCTTCAATGCATCTGCTGCATCAATACTGTTGTCTGCTGGTACTGGTAGTGCTACAGGTGTTCCAACTACTGTTCCACCTGTTGCTGCAGATCCCGCAACCGTTAGGGTTACAGTTCCAGCGTTAGCGTTAGCTGCTGGTGATACAAGCATTGTGCTAGTCAGGGCTGCAGCGATGATTAGCGTTACTTTCTTGAATGAGTTCATTCTATTTATTTCTCCTTATGTTAATCTGTCTCTTTTACGAGCTCAGAAGTTTGTGACATGTTCACACTATGTAAGACGCTTTTCTATATCAAATGTCGCTAATGTAATTCATGTATTTTTACATGGAACGAACAAGGGTCTCCGCCTTCATCCCATTCTTCCATTTCTTCATCTGACATTGGTGGGCCATCATGAGTATCGCAAAATACATCTGACACCCAACCACGATCATAACCATTTTTGAGCCATATTTCAAACTCTAAATGATTAGAATCTTCTGAATCAAATTCTAGATCCATTCTGCTAACTCCTCCAACAATAAATGCTTGGGCTTAGCACCAGTTATTTTTTTAACTGGTAGTCCAGACTTAAATAGTACCATATAGGGGATAGTGGTTACAGAGTATTCTGCTGTTTTGATAGGATTCTCATCAACATTGAGCTTTCCAATCCATAATCCACGCTCTTTTGATATCTCGTCTAATATAGGAGATATCTTTTTGCAAGGACCGCACCATGGTGCCCAAAAGTCGATAAGTACTAAATTGTGTGACTTAAGCACACCATCAAAGCTTTCATCTGTAACTATCAATTTATTCCCCTTTTAATTCATC